GAGTTTGCAAGAGTGGATAACCACGGAAATGCAACAGGCAACCCTGGGTTGCACTCAAATTCAACCATTTGAGTGCCAGTCCCATTGGAATTAAGGTCAGTGACATACTCACGGTGTGAGATTGTCAGATTCCTCAATGGATTCCTGGTCCGCATCGTAGATCCGAATGCGGTTGGTGCGGCATAAACGGACAACTGTTTGTTGTTCCGTTTTGCCATGCGATTGCGTCGGGGGCCCGGACGCTTGCGATTGTTGCCCCTTGGCTTTTGGCCAGACTTTGATTTTTGTCTTTGTTGTTTTATGCTCATGATTTAAATCAGAACAAACGATCAATAGAAATATGTGTTGGTAGTCTATGGTCGGCTAGCAGGCAATGGTGGAGTCGAACCACAACAGAGGTCAGCGAAGTTGGAGATCGCCCTCCACCTAGGAGTACATTACCTACTTGGAGACGTCTCTCCAGGCAAGTCACCCATCATTCGGCGGCGTCCCGCCCGGGGGATGAGCACCCCGCGCATGCAACTTATTGAGCAGTGAAAAGAAGGCCAAGATCAACATCGTAAAGTGTCTGCAACACAGGAGACACCAACATATACGGCAGATCATTGACCGCACGTTCAAGTTCGGCCTTGAACGCCTCTTCATCCTCAAAGGTTAAACCATACACCTCATAGAAGCAATCCCAAGTAGCCTCAGTAACCATGTACTTTGCTGTGCCACGTAATCGATGTTTCAAATCTGAATCCATCGTTGGGATTATCCCCTGGTTGATGCAATATTCAATGCACACTTCCAAATACACTCGCAAAAACGGGACATGTAAACCCGTAGCGTCATAAGAAAGTAGGCTGCCCATAAATAGCTGCAACCAAGCTTTGTCTGACCTATTAGGTTTACTAAGCATCCATCCCATTTTGGACAGAACTCTTCCGGGTTTCTTCCCGATGGCATAAACAGTTTCAAAATCAACTCCGAGTGACTCCTGCTCAACTGCAGTGAGGTCATCGTCGTTGAATATAACTGTGCCAACGGGGAAAAATCTGCATGAAACAAACTCAACTGCTGTAGGGTTTGTTGATGATTGGATCTTTAAAGAAAAACCCAATGCACTAACATACCTAATCATGTTCCGTTCCCCGATTCGATCCCATGCCCGCCGCTTCATAATGGTGTAATTGTCATCACCACTAACGGCACATGCATACGAATCACCGAAGACACGGTGAGCATGGTAACAACCAGCAATAGCTTCCCCAGTTGTCTTGTTGTTACCAACAGTTGTATCATTTGATCCAGACTGTCTACAATCTTCATAAGTGCTTCTACACCCACAACCAAACACGACTAGTTTGTGGCGTGCTTTCAAAATGGCTCGTCCTAAATCGTCACCAATGTGTGACACGAAGCCAAGTTGCCGGTACCAT